ACTTTGGCTACTGGCAAAAATTCGCAAATAACTGTCGCAACATCCGTGGCTTGCACATACCCCGGCCCATGAGGTGCTAGAGCATTGGCTCCTTCTGCTCCGGTTCCTGGGGTTACATCTGTTGTTGCGGCAACTGTGGCTACAAAATTTGGTCCTGGCACTAGGTTATAATTCCTTTACTAACTGGCTCTATACCTGTTGTGGTCCTAATGTAATGATTTTCAATGTCCTTTACCACAGGACTATGCATCATCACATGAGATTTCAATAGAGTTATGTTAGTATTTATGTCGCCAGAAAACAGGCTTTGCATCAAGCCCAGTCCTTGTTGACTAGGAATAACTGTACAAGGTCTACTGATGACAAATTTATCAGCAGCTTCTTCCACCAGCTTGGCCACAATTTCGTCACCATTTAATATTTTGAAACACAAGATATCGCCCGCGGCGTATGATTTTTGAAGTAACATTTTTATCCTTTTAGATCTGTCCAGAATGATTGGTCTTTGGCTGCAAGTCCTTGATACCCGCCTTGAATCAATGTGGTGCCATTAAAAATTTGTGGCACACTGCGTAGTCCTAGATCTAGTAGATGTTGTCTCGCATCTTGATCCTCTTCTATACTGATTGTTTGGTACTCAATGCCTTTGCTTTCCAACAGGCTCTTGGTACGATCACAAAATGGGCAATGACTTTTTGAATATACTGTTAACATTAGATTTCCTTTTATTGTAATTATCTTATAGACTGAAGCCCTTAAAAGTATTTGAGTCAACATCTTGTTTTGTGCCGCCAATTACATAGGAACTGATTTCAGTTTCTTGTGGTGCCACTTGTACTTCGGCTCCTGCAATCCATTTGGCCGTCCAGGGCAATGGATTTGATCCTGGTTTCATGCCACAGTCAAGACCTATTGCGGTCATACGCTTGCAGGTCAACCAATCCACATACTGACACAACAGTTGTGTGTTGAGACCAATCATGCTGCCGTCTTTGAACAAATACTCGGCCCAAGTTTTTTCTTGTTGAGCGGCCTGTAAAAATAATTCTGTGCATTCTGCTCTAGTCTCTTCTTTGATTCGTGCAAAGTCTGCATCGTCTTGTGGCAACAACTTGAGTAGAGTTTGTGTTGATCCAAGATGTACATTTTCGTCACGGCAAATAAGTTTGATGTTCTTGGCATTGCCTTCCATCTTCTTTAGTTCAGCAAAGGCCCAACTACAAGCAAAGCTCACATAGAAACGGATACCTTCAAGTGCATTGACACTGGAGATGGCCATCCATAGTTTTTTCTTTAGTTCATATTCATCAATTACAATTTCTTTACCGTTGATGTTGTGTGTACCAAATCCCAACACACGCCATAGGTTGCTGGCATCTATTAGAGCATCATAATGTTTGCTGATGTCCTTGGCACAGTTCACAATGGGTTCAATATCCATGAGGCCATCAAATATCTCACTGGGATTGCTGTAGATGTTGCGTATGATGTGTGTGTAACTGCGACTGTGTACTGTCTCGTTAAAGGCCCATGTGGTGATCCATGTCTCTAGTTCAGGAATAGACACCAATGGCAAGAACGCCAGCGTTGGGCTACGTCCTTGCACACTGTCCAATAGTATTTGTCTTTTTAAGTTGCTGGTAAAGATGTGCTGTTCAAAGTCTGTGAGTTCCTTAAAGTCTTTGGCATCACGCATGATGTCAATTTCTTCTGGTCTCCAAAAGAATCCCAATTGCTTGTCTGTGAGTTTGTCAAATTGTCTGTACTTTAGTGTTTCGTAACGTTGCACAGTCACTGGACCACTTGGATCCAGAAACATCAATGCTTCGGTATGTTTTTTCTTGTTATTGATATTAAAAACGCTCATAGTATATTCTCTGTTAAATTACGCATGAATCACAGTCTTCTTGATCCATTGCAGATTCTTCTGCTTGTGCTGTTGTTGTCATTTTGTCTATGTCAATTTCGCCTTGACCATCATTGGTGTTGAAATAATATAGTTGTTTGGTTCCATATTTATAGCACATGATCAGGTGCTTGAGCATCTCACTCATTGGAATTTTTTCGTCTTCATAAAATTTAGGATTATATGAAGTGTTGGTACTGATACCTTGATCAATATATTTTTGCAATACTGCACACAGTTTTAGATAGCCTTCAGGTGATTTTTGATCCCATAACAATTCGTATTTGTTCTTTAACTTACGATACTCAGGTACAACCTGTTTTAATACGCCATGTTTGCTTTGTTTGATACTTACATAACTACGTGGTGGTTCAATGCCATTGGTGGCATTGCTGATCTGTGCTGATGTTTCTGCCGGCATCAAAGCCATCAGGGTGGCATTACGAATACCGTAGGTCAAGATCTGTTCACGCAGACTTCTCCATGGCATACGCTCTTGATGTGGTACTAATTCATCAACTTCTTTTTTACGTGTGTCAATTGGCAGTAGGCCATCGGCGTACTTTAAATTTTGCCATGCTGTACACGCACCTTGTTCTTTGGCAAGATCTGCACTTGCCTTGATCAAATAGTAACTCCATGCTTCTGCATATTCATCTACTAGAGCCAATGCGGCAGGATCGCTGTAGCTGACATCGTGCTTGGCTAAAAAGTAGGCAAAATTAATAATACCATTTCCCAATGGACGATATTCTTTTGTAGCATTTTCTGCAGCTCGAACTGGGTAGTTTTGATAACTCAATAGAGCATCAAGTCCACGCACACTCAGTCGACAAATGCGTTCAAAGTCATGTGGCGATCGAACATTGCCCCAGTTCTGGGCACTCAGTGTACACAAAGCAATACGGCCATCGGGGTCATCCAGTGAGCGTAATGGCACAGTGGGTAGGTCAATTTCTGTACACAGGTTGCTCATTTTGATTGGAGCAATCTTTTCCTTGAATGGGCTGTGCGTGTTGGCATGGTCCACATTCATCAAATAGATACGACCAGTGTCTTTACGCTCTTGCATGAATTTGCCAAACAACTCTCCTGCACTAATAGTTTTCTTACGAAGTTTGGTGTTGCGTTCTGCACGTTCATATAATTCTTTAAACAACTCTTGGTCATTAAAGAAAGCTTCATACATTTCCGGCAAGTCGTGGGGGCTAAACAGGGTGATATTGGCACCTTGAATAAGTCTTTCGTACATTAATTTGTTGAATTGAACACCATAATCCATTTGGCGTACTCTATTGTCCTCTGTGCCCTTGTTGTTCTTTAACACCAACATGTCTTCAATTTCAAGATGCCAAATGGGATAGTAGGCAGTGGCAGCTCCGTTACGTACACCACCTTGACTACAACTGCGTGTGGCAGCTTGGAACAATTTTAAGAAAGGCGTTACACCTGTGTGATATGCATCGCCATTGCGTATGGGACTACCAAGGGCACGTATGCTACCAACGCCAAGACCAATTCCAGCCTTTTGACTCACATATTTGACAATGGAACTAGAAGTAGCATTGATACTGTCCAAACTGTCACCAGACTCAATAAGAACACAACTGCTGAATTGTTTTTGCGGTGTTCGTAGACCAGCCATAATAGGAGTAGGCAAGGAGATATCAAAAGTAGAAATTGCATCATAGTAGTCCTTTATCCATTGCATACGTGTTTCTCGGGGATATGCCATAAACAACACTGCAGCTATCAACATGTAGGCTGTTTGTGGAGTTTCATAGATGTCACCTGTCACACGGTTCTGTACAAGATATTTACCACGCCATTGTTCCATGGCAACATAGGTAAATGTTTCATCACGTTCATGTTTGATGTATGAATCCAATAGAGCAAAATCTTCCTCTGTGTAGTTTTCCAGTAGCTCTTTGGTATAGTAACCAATGTCCACATTGCGTTTGACCAGTTTCAGCAAGGGCCACGGATTAAATTCACCGTAGACCAATTTGTGTATGTGATATGTGAGCAAACGTCCTGCCACATACTGATAGTTTGGACCGTCTTCACTGATCAAGTCTGCAGCACTTTTGATCAGTGTTTCTTGAATATCTGTGCTTTTGATACCATTATAAAACTGCACATGACTGTTGAGTTCAACTTGACTTGCACTAACTCCTGTAATTCCTTCTGTTGCCCAAAAAACTACTTTGTGTAATTTTTCTAGATTTAGCGGCTCCTTGCGTCCGTCTCGTTTTACTACTTGTATTTGACTCATTGATACCTCTTATAATAAATGTTCTAATTTTAATTCTTCCGCTGTCAACAACTTACTCAACTCTAACTTTTTATCGATTTGTTCTTTATTTACAATCTCATTGTCAATCAAATTAACAATATATTTCCCCTGAGCAAACCAAGCTAAATTATAAACATGGTGTGTTTCTGGGTGCATATACTGTCGGTATTCTATTTCGAGTTCGTTTCTATGCGTAGTTAATGACACAGTATACACGATACCCAAACATTTTGCAATATCGCAATAGTAATTTTCCGTGATCAATGTCCAAGGATCAGGCCAATTGGTATGATCATCTGGATCCAAATAGTAAGGAACAAAAGGAGCACGGGCCCATAAATCAGCAGTCTGCTGAAGAGCCGTGTCTAGTGGAAGAGAGTTTAATGAAAATCGAAAATCACGCCAGGATCTCAGACGACCCTCGGCAGGTAAATTGAACATGCGTTATACGAATTGTGTTGTGTTGTATTTAAGAGTGTAACTGCCAGTGGTTGTACATACCACTGTGCCATTGGCATGGGCCCATAGATTTGCACTTAGTGCTGTTGATGGTTCCGTGTATTCATCATCAAATGATAATACTGTTGCTGTTTTGTTGTATTTTAATGTGCCATATCTATAATTGTTTGAGCTGTCATTGATTTGATAACTTATTGATCCCGATCCTGTAGCCAATGATGTGATTGTGGTGGATCCAGTGGTCAAAGACACACTGCGTCCTGTACCTATTTTGGCAGATCCGCTGTATAC